GAGTATCCATACTCACCCATGTAGAATCTTTTTTGTGTAGTTACATCACTCGCCTTCTCAATTTCTTTTGAGAACAACTCGTATGCTTTCTTATCATATTTAGCGAGACTTTGTTTTACTAGTCCAACCATCTTTGTTTGCATTTTAAGTTTACGAGATGATGCACCTTTGTGTATCAGTTCTTCTCCACCATTCTTTTCAGTAAACCACTCTTTCATCTCTGGATAGATATCCTCACCAAGCGTCAATAGAAACTTAGACTGTGTATCACCTTTGTATCTGAGGAAAGGTTTCATACCGTCATACATGGATGCACCCTTGATGTTACCATATAGGGATGTTGTCTCAAACAAACAAAACTCTGTACCATACTTTTCATTTAGCATCCTACGACTTGCATGAGAACAACATATTGCCGCCATCAGTTTACCACCAAGGTAGTTGTAACCAAATGGTTGCACAGGCACAATATTGAAACCCATGATAGCACGTTTGTTGAAGATGTCCAGATCTGGAACACCACCAAGATAATCATTACGAGGTTTTGAGTTGATTAGAGGCGAACCGAAGCGAATGAATCCAACCACTGTGTTAGTGTTTGTTTCCATAACAACTAGTTTCAAAGTCTTGCCTGGATTTTCATCTGGACTGAATGATGCAACCTTTTCTAACATAGTATCAAATGTCTTGTTGTTGATTTGCATTACCTTGAAGTCCATATCTTCTGGATGCATATCGTAGTCTTGAAACATATCATCTTCCAAACCCATGCCAGGCAGAGGAGTCGGAATGTTTCGTACACGCTCAATTTTTCTAGCACGAAAGTAATCGTCAATCCGTCCAAAGTCTTTGAAGTAGTTCATCAACTTTGTAGCGGCATATATCGCATCATCTCGTTCTAGTATCATGTAAAGAAATCCTCTAAGGTTGTTTGTGTTCCATAAGAGCGGTCAATCTTCCAACCAATCTGATTACAGATAAATGTCAGAGGTTCGACAAACGCCTTCTCAAATTGCATATCATAATCCAAATACTTGTGAATGTCAAACTCTTTTGGCAACTTAGTCATAAAAGAAATAACACCAGATTGCATATGGTTAGGTGTTCTCATATTAAGAAACTTGATCTTCTCNCCTTCTTTGACTAGTGGATACTTACCCATAAGTTTCTGCTTTCTAAGAAAGTGATTATACAGAATAACACCCTTGATATGCATTGGAGCGCCTTTCTTGAAAATACCAGAACTGTCACTCCACTTGTCAATACCGTTGACTGAACGAGGGAATGCAATCTCTTCTGGTGACAGGTTCATAAACTCTTCACGAAACTCTTGGATGAAGTTGTTTACATCTTTCTCTGTACCAGACATGATAACTTTCAACGCCTCTTTAATCTTTGCACGACATGGTGCAGGCGTAGATGACTTGACTGCCTCAATACCCATAATCTTCAACTGAGGGTCTTGATAACGAACACCTTCGATATCCCACGCATTGAGAATGTATCTCTTCTTTGCAGTCCAGATACCCTTGTCTGCAATCACCTCTCGTGCCATCTGCATCTTCTGATCAAATGCATTTACATATGTAGCAAGGTCTTGATAACTCTTATCAATAAAAGGTTCAATCTTCTCTTTAGCAACTCTGTCAAGGAAGTCCACCGCCCGTTCACGATACAAACTCTCTGTCTCATCTGTTCTCTTTTTAAGCACAGTATCAACCAATTTGTCAAAAGTAATGTATACTGAATCCGTATCTGACGCAATAACATAATCTATATCCTTTGTATTTAGCAACTTGTTCAGATACCCATTTAGCGCCTGTTCAATCCAGCGAATAGATAACTGTCCAGAGGTTGTAATGCCTTCTGCAATACGCAAGTCATAATACCGAAACCATTCATTACCAATCGCACCATAAGCAGAGTTCAAGGAAATCTTTCGTGCCATCTGAATGTTTTGATAACGAGACACATCGTTTAGATATTTGGGGTCTTTGGTATCTTCGTATTGTTGTTTTGCATCAAGCATTTTCTTTTTGTAAATAGTACGATCATTGTACATCTCTTGCATCATCTCAGGCAGAAACCCCTGTTCCTTCGTTCTGAATAATGCACCGTTTGGTGTGCAAGTCACATTTGCTGGTTGAAGAGGCGACAAGTCATGTTGTTTCTGTAACAACTGATCTACCGACTTCTCCGAATCAAATCCCATCGTTTTAGGAAGCAAAGTCTCTGGTGAAATATTGTACTGCATAATCAAGTGTGGATACAGTGAGTTCAAGTCAAAAGACATAACCCACTTGTGTTGTCCAACCTGTGGTTCTTTGACATATGCACCAATATACTTTTCGCCTTTACTGAGGTGACTTGTTTTCTGTGGAATGACAATCTTCTTTTTGAGAAGATGGTTGTAGATAAGTACATCCCAATACTTCACTGACGTAAACGAATCAGACATATTAACCTTTGCCTCATAAGTCATAGTCAAGAGCAAGTCGATGAGTTTCATCTTAGCATCAAGTCTATCGACAAGTTCAACGTCTTGAATGTTATAGTCTAGGAATGACTGATAGTCTTTTGTGTACCAATCACGAAATGTCTCAAATGGATTGTCATCCTTTCTTTCACCAAGTTCAACAAAAGCAATGTGATCAAGGCGATAAGATTCTTGATTAGAATAAGTAAACTTTTTGTACAGTTGAAGGTAATCAAGTTCTTGAACACCCATGATATCATAGACTTGATCCTTGCGTCCATAACCACTGTTTACCATCTTGGAGTTTACGACACCCCAAGGCGATAGACGTTTCATAGCATCTTCACCCATTTGGGATTTGATACGGTTACAGATATAGGGAATATCAAAGAACTCTGTATTCCAACCAGTGATTACGTCTGGATGGTCAGATTCCCACCAAGCAAGAAACTGTGCCAACAGTTCACGTTCTGTCTGGCACTGAATGTACTGAACATCTTCTCTATCATTCTTGTAGTCATGCAAACCCCAAACCTTGATACGTCCAGTATCATGGTTCTTGATAGTAATAGACAGCATTGGTTCTGCTGCTTGGTCTGCATTAGGGAAACCGTTCTCACATTCCACCTCAATATCAATAGTGACAATACGCATCTGCGAACTGTCAAACTGAATCTGATTGGGATATGTTTCTGAGATATAGGTATAAGGAAACTGTGTCATACCATGCACTAAGTGTGGTTGACTGACGTATTGTTCTACGAATTCCTTTGCCTCTTTGATAGACAAGAACTTCATTGGATTGACGTTATTACCGTCAAGCGTTTTCCAACCAGTTTCTTTTTTTACTGGAACGAAAAGAGTGGGTTCGTACTTAACTTTGTAGTTAGAACGAACACCATTCTTAACGGCACGAACCAGTAATTGATTGCCCCATTGGGCGATGTGTGTATAAAAATTCAAGACTTTTTCCCTTATCAACTGTACTCATTATATAACAAAAAAGGGAGAATGTCAAGAGAAAAGTGGCATCTGATCCTCTGAACCGAAATGTTGTGCAATCATATCAATTCTATCTTGTGCGGCAGCGATCTTATCTAGTTCTGCTTCAACCGCCTCTGCAATATCAGAATGCTCTCCAATACCAGCAGGGTTCTTTAAGTATACTGCAATGTTTGCTTTCGCCAATGCAATCTTACCTTCGTTGTGTTTTTTTATTGCGTCAAGTAGTGTCATTATTTTTCGCCTTTCTGTGTGGTAATAATCAACTTCTTCTGGGGGTCTACCATGACATTCATTTCTTTCATGGCAAATCTATTTAGAAGAACATACGTTCCTCTTTTACTTCTATCATCGAGCCCAAACATTAGTTCGTGTGTATGCCCCATGAATTCCACTTCTAACTTAACAATAGGGCGTTCATCAACTCCACCCCCTGTTCTTGCTTTATATTCTTTTTCTAATTTAGCAGTATGCGTTTTACCACCCACCGTAGTAAATGTAATTTTATTGCCACTAATTTTTAAGTCGGTGGCGTGCAACACTGAGTATGCACTATTCCCTGTATCAAACTTTGTTTCTATTTCACCAAATGGTTTTATTTCAACCATCTCGTGGAAACCACATCTGATAGGAACGGTAAATCTATTGTTTATATTTCTGTAATGTTCTAGAACTTCTTTTGCAATATTTAATCCAGAGTTTGCTTCTTCAATACCCTCTGTGCCAGGCGAACTGTTTACTTCCAAAAAGTATGGTTTACCTTTGTATGGAATAAAGTCCACTGCAACAAAATCACCATCAACTGCTTTTGCAGCGATTAGACATTGCCGAGTTTCTTCTTCTGACAACTCATAGGATTTTACTTCACCACCCTGTGTATAATTACTTCGGAAGTCACCTTCTGCAACCACTCGTTTCATCGTTCCGATAATCTGAGAACCAGCAATAACTACACGAACATCACCATCTGTCTTTATGTATTCTTGAATCAAAACGTCTGTATCTTTGTCTTGTTTGTAAATCAACTGTACTAGTGAATCCAATGCACGTTTAGATTCGACAAACAAAACACCAACACCGCCTGCACCTCTAAGAGTTTTGAGGATGATAGGAAACTTGGTATCAAGTTCTTCCAATGCAGAATCAATATCTTCTTCTGTGGGAACAAGAACACTTTTGGGTTGGTCTAATCTGAAATCTTTTAGTCTCACATAACTACGATACTTGTCAGCACAAATACTGATAGTAGTTCTGCTGTTGATACAAGTGATACCAATTCTTTCTAGTTCTGAAATCAAGTCAAGATGACTATCTCTGGTTGGCGTTCCTCTAACAAACACAACAGTATCTTTGGAGTTGATATCCATACTGTTATCTTTATTTCTTATAGTATACTGTCCATCTGCAAAGGTTAGGGATGTTCGTTTGAAGTCTGATAGAAGAACTTCCATACCCATTTTCTTTGCTTGTTTTTCAAACTTAGTTGCAGTCTTAGACTTGTCGCCCACTTCAACTGTAAGAATAACCACCTTATAGTTTTCTGTTTCTTTATCTTCTATGATAAAATCTGTGAACGACTGTGCCACTATTGATCTCTCTTCTTGCCGATATTGTATTTTGTTTCCAGAACCCACTCATCCTTCTCTTTGAAGGCAATCACTTTGATTTGTGATAGTGGTGCTTTTGGTTCTGCCTCACCAACGATTTCAATCAATCCCCAATCACCAAGTAGTCCAGCGATTGAGTTACGTCTTGAAACATCGTTTTCATTTAAGTTAGTATCCTTACCATCAAGAGCAAAGAGTTCCTTGAAATGCACAATGTAGTACTTACCCTGTTTATGTAGAATGTGACAGGACTGATATAGTTTTCTCTCTTTACGAGAGGCGACACCAATTCTTGATAGTGTCTCACGAACCTTCAAAAAGTCATCTGGTTCTTTTAATTTTACTTCCAGCATCGCTTCGGGATGCCACTCAATTTCATTCATTTTCTTCCACCTTTATTCAAACTATTTTTTATAGTAGTTATCTGTTCATTATCAAGTATCGAAAGAGCGACTTTTGCTTTTTCATTGCTATAACCAAAATACTCTTTTACATACTCTAAATCTTTCAACTTGTCTGCCTTTACCCAAGGCGCATATCGTTTCTTCGATCTAATAGTATTTAGTAAAAAATCATATTGGAGTTTGCTGTCAAGGTGGTGACGCATATTCATTTCATTAACAAGCATTATGGTGTCATTAAATGGCGCCAAACACTTGTTAATGATAAAGGGAGAATACTTCTTTTCCCACATAGGATCATCCGACTCCAGCAGATGTTCCTTTGTTTCGTTTATTGATTTTAGATAATGTTTTAGTTCGTACCCACTCATTTCCAATTCACCTGTGTCATAATCTCAACCATATATGCTAGCATATTGATTTCTTGATCAGCGACAAAGGCGGACTTGTAAGAGTAGTCTGCTGTTGCGAGAACAAGATGAGGAACAGTTTGTGGTTGCACTTCATCATATAATGAATCATAGACTTTACGATACATACGAGCAGGATCATTATCTAGGTTGTTTGCAACCCATTTACGAATAGACTTGAAGTCTTTCTCTTTGAGGAAATTTGTCAAGTCATTCATGTTGGTTTCTGATAGATTAACTAGAACTCCACTGTCAATCATACCAGAGGCAGAATACCTTTGCAGTTCGTTTAGAACCCTACGCCAATCTGGAAAATGTTTTTCCACAACACCAGCAACCGCCTTTGGTTCAAACTGAACACTCTCCGTAAGAAGAATATCCTGTACACGTTTGAAGAACTGTCCAGCAAGTTTAGGTTTTTCAGAAGCAGGAATACGAAACTCTACAACAGAGCATCGACTATGCAAAGGTTCGATGATACGGTTCTTGAAGTTACAGGTAAGAATAAATCCACAGTTCTTATGGAACTCTTCAATGAAACCACGCAGAGCGGGTTGAGTTGATTGTGGATTTAGATAATCTGCCTCATCTAGAATCACAAACTTACGATTACCATCCATAGAGACAGTACTTGCAAAGTTCTTGATTTTGTTTCTGAGTACATCAATGCCTGATTCCTCAGAACCGTTTATCATCATATAAGTAGCACCAAGTTCATTAAGCATTGCTTTTGCAACTGTGGTTTTACCTACGCCAGGCCCACCCGATAAAAGAAGGTTTGGTATGTGTCCTTCGTTTACAAAGGTCTGGAAAGTCGTTTTCAAATCATCAGTGAGAATGCACTCGCTGATTTTCGCTGGGCGGTATTTCTCCACCCATAGCATCACATCATTCATAATATATTTCCTTCTGGTTTAGGCTGCTTCTAGAGCGATAAAGTATTCAATAGACTTGTTCACATTTACAAAGTGTGAGATGCCCTTTTGAGATACTTCTACCTTGTAGTCACCAGAAAGAAGTTTAAGATTTTCAACCTTAAAGAAATAAGTGAAATCTGTTGGAGAGTTTTCACCAACTGTGATACTGAAATCGTTTGATGTATCGTTCTTACGGTCAGTTACAGTAAGACTGATATCGCCACCAGCAGTTCCTTTAAGAACTACATCTGGAACACCAAGAACAGCAGATGCCTTCAAGATTTGATTGAATGTATCTTGTGTAAAGGTAAACTCTACATCAACACTCGGCATAGTGATTTCGGTTTTAGGTGCAGTCACGATAGATGGGTCACTGAACATATATGTCAGATTACTACCACCACCCTCTTCATTAAGTCTAACACTCTTCTCATCAAAAGTAAGAGTTGGATCTTTGAATAGAGACATTGCAGACAAGAACTCGTTCAAGTCATAGATGGCAAATTCATTGTTGAAAGTATCTGGAACAGTTGCCTTTGCAACGATGTTTTTCATCGCTGACATTGTTCCAATCACAGTTCCATTCTTTACCAGAAGATTCTGGTTAATGGTAGAAAAGTTCTTTAGAACTTCTCTGGTATCATTACTAAGTTTCATATCAATTATTCTCCGTTGTATCGTGATTATGAAGTGCCATTATACCATAATGGATCACCTTTAGCAAGTC